CTTGCGGATTCCAATAGACGGCAGCCGCATCGACCGCGCCAGCTTTGGCCAGGTTCAGCAGGAGCGCCTTATTTGAAACTGACGAAGCGATGCCCTCGACCTCGATGGTGTATTTATCGTACGTGGACGAGAATGCAGTCAGGCGGTCGAGGTTCGCGATGGGTGAGCCAATAGTATCGGTCGAGAGCAGCGTCAGTGCCCCGCCCAAGCCGACATCACCCTTGTCGCCCGTGCGCTGGAAGAACAGCATCACGGCTTCGCCGCCTGCAAACGGGTCGTTACTGCTGCCCCCCAAGAACTGGACGCTCGTGATGCCGAAAAGACCGCCGGCATCTTGCGCGTAGGCAGTTACGGCAAAGGCTGCCCATACGAGCGGATCAGACATCTTTTGCAGCCGGATATGCCCCTTTACCGCACTAGTACTTGCGGCCATGGCGTTAAGAAGGGTCGAAACCGCGATGCCACGCGCGTCTTTGGTGTCAATCCAAAGCACCGTCGAGGTGTTCAGCGGCGACAGGTTGCCGACGACGAGCCCGCCTGCCGGGGCGCCAACACCCGATTGGTACTTGTACGGAATCGCATACGCGCCGCCTGCCGCGATGCTGTTGAGGTTGGACGCAAGCGCGTTGACCTCGGCGCCCCACGCGGGCAGGTCGGTCATCAGCGTGGCCATCGCCTGGTTGAAGGCCTTCTTGTCCATCGTCCGGAACGGTAGTCCGGACAGCAGCTTGGTGATCATTCCCATTTATACGACTCCGCTAATTTCCAGTGACATGAGGGACTTTCGGAGTCCCTTCAAAACGTTTTTGAAACTCTTGTACGGACCGCACACCGCCGTGCAGCCATACGGGCCGCCGAGCCAGACCACGGTTTTCTTGCGGTACGCCTCGAGGCGCGTGTGGAGGTAGTCGATGTCGCCGTTGTCAACCTCGACATCGACGCTCATCTCCTTGGCATAGCCATGCAGATCGGTTTCGCTGACGCCGTCGATATCGAAAGTCGTGGTGGAGAAGTCCTCGCCGCCGGTGCTGAGCCCATAGAGCGATGGTCCGAATTCGTCAACCGGGCCGACGATGCACATGCCACACTTGGCGGTGCTCCCGTCCTTGCGCAGGCAGATCGTGACCAGCGCATTGGCATACGGCAGCAGGTCGGTCGTGGCGTAGTAGTCGGCGCGGATGATGCGGCCGAAGCCCCACTCGTAGTAGTCGCCGGGCTCCGCGGTCAGCAAAGTCAGTTCCTCGGTGTGGCTGTAGACCAGCCCCTCGGTCAGGTCGACCACGCTGATGCGTACATCGCTGGCGTCGACGTTGCCGACGTAGACGCCCTGCGCGATATCTTCTGGCGACAGCACGAGCAGGATCTCGTCCGCGTTGGTGGTCTGGGTGTTGTTCTTCTTGTCCAGCATCTTCCAGCGGTTGGTGACCTCCAGCTTGACCCAGGCGGTGATGTCGGTCAGGGCCCTGCCGGTGTTGGCGGCGACCAGCGACTGGTAGGTCAGGTGGGTGGCCGGGTCGTGCACCAGCGCGTCCTTGGCGTAGGTGGTGGCCGGGTTGTAGTCGGGCTCGCTGATGGCGACGTTGGAGAAGACCAGGCCGGCGCCGGGGGCGATGATGTCTGCGGCGCGGGTGACCGGGGCCCCAGCGGCAGTACTGACGTAGCTCGTCGGAACGCTCCCGCGCTCAAACTGCATCCCCCAGATGTAGTAGGTTTGCCCGTTGACGCCGAATAGGCCAACGCCCAAGTTCCCGGTGTTTAAGAGCTGCCCGGCAGGCAGCGCGAAGAACACGCGGCGCCATTGCGTATCGACGGTCAGCCAGGGGCTCGCCTTGGTGTCGAGGGTCAGGTTGCTGATCGCTGGCGAAATTTGCGAGCTCCCGCTGGCAACCTTCACGAAGAACGAGTAGACCCAATCGAGCGATGCATCGCCGCCGCCTTGAATGGACTGCGCAAGGAACGCGAAATTTCCAGTGCTCGCGCCACAGGTCCACGAATCGGCGCTTGTCACTCCGTCGGGGGCCACGGTGACGTCCTGGATGACCGTCGTTCCCGACTTGTCCCACGCGGCGTTATTCAGCTGCTCCGAATAGATGACCTTATTTGTCGCCGCCGGCTCGACCAGTGCATATGGAGCCTTGCTCAAATCGCTCAGGTCGTACGTCGCCCGCAGGGTGTTGGCCGGCGCGGTCCGCAGCACGCCGTTGCGGTCGACGTAGGTGCCCGGGCCAGCGCGGGTGCAGGCCACGTCGCCAAAGGCGAGCGAGTCGATGACGATCATGCTGCGACCCTCTCTTTCGGCATGCCGATGGTGTCGAACTTTTTCATGATGTCGCGGGTTTGCATAATGTTCCTGGCCATCGTCGGCAGGGCCGCCGCCAGCAGCTCGCGCAGTTTCGCGTTCTCCGACTCGGCATCCTGCATCCGGGCGTTGAGGCGGCGCACCTCGTCGAGCAGGGCGTCGTTGTTGCCGGCCGGGCTGGACAGGCGGGCCATCAGCGCCCGGTTGTCGGCCGCCGGGATGATGCGCTCGCCGGCGTGCGCGATGATCGGCATGTCGCCCGGCAGGTAGTTGGTGCCGACGGCGAAGCCCGGCAGGGCGAGCTTGAAGCGGCCGGCCAGCGTGCCGCCGGTTTCGACCAGGCTGGCGGCGGTGGCGCCCTGGATGCGGCGCAGCTCGAGCGCGGTGGCGGCGTTCGACTGGGCCAGGTCGAGCAGGGTCTTCGACAGCGACGGCAGCAGCTTGGCCGCGTCCTGGTCGCCGGCGCGCGCCTGGGCGGTGGCGATCGTGAACTGCGACTGGGCGGCGGCCAGCGAGACGGTGGAGCTGCCGCTGGCCAGCCCGCGGATCCGCGCGACCTCGTCGGAGATGGTGTCGGTGATGCCCTGCCATGCATTCTTGAGGTCGTCGGCCGCCTTCTGCGATGCCAGCACCGCCTGCACCTGGGCGTTGGCGAAGGCCTGCGCGGCGTCGGCTGCTTTCTTGTCGAGCGCCTGCTTGTCCTGCAGGTCGTAGATCTCCTGCTTACGGGCACGGTTTGTTTCGTCCAGCCCTGCGAGTTCGATCTCGCGCAGCTTGGCCGTGTCGCCGGTTAGCTGGTAGTACTCGCGGTCGAGGCCGGCGCGCTCGGAGGCGACGGCCTCGGCCTTCGCCTTCGCCTTTTCGATCTCCTGCGCCGCCGTGGTCATCGCCGCCGCCATATCCTCGGCCGCATAGATTTGCAACTGCATCGGGCGCAGGGTGGCGTCGAGCGCGGCAAGCTCAAGCTCGCGCTTGTGCGCCAGTTGGTCGGCCGCGTTGTGCGTCAGGTTATATAAATTCAGCTCCATGCCCGTGCGCTGGTTCGCAATCGCCTGGAGTGCCTGCGATGCTGCCTGCGCCGCCGCGACCCGATCCGCTTCAGCCTGCTGGCCGGCCGCCTCGATCGCAGCCTTGCGTTGCGCCCACGCCTCGGCGGCCGCGTCCTCGGCCTTGAGGGCGGCCAGGCGGTCATACAATGCGCGGGTCGAGTCAGCCATACCGGCGGTATCGAGCGCGATCAATTCCGCTTCGCTCATGCGGCCCCTGAGGATCGCGTCGATCTGGTCCTGATAGCCCTGGTTGGTCTGCGCGAGCGCATCGGCCGATGCTTTAGCCTTGGCATTCGCCTCATCCTCGGCTTTGAGGCCGGCGAGCCGGTTGTACCGGGCCAGCGTGGATGCGTCCATGCCGGCGGTTTCCGCTGCAATGAGCTCCGACTCGGTCATGCGCCCCTTGAGGATGGCGTTGATCTGATCGTCGTACGACTGGTTGGTCGCGGCCAGCGCCTCGGCGGCATCCTTGGCCTTTTGCGCGGCCTGGACCTGCTCGTAGGCGTCGATGTTGCTCGGGTCAAGCTTGCTGCGGGCGTAGGCGTCCGGCGTCATGGTCAGCTGGGCCAGCTGGTCGAGCAGGCCGGTGCGCTCGCTCAGGATGTCGGCGGCCGAGCGGCCCGCCGCGGCAGTCGCCTCGAGCGCAGGGTGCAGCTGCGCGAATGCGCCGGCAACACCGAACAGCGCGGCCAAGGCCGGCGCGCCGGCCTCGCCCAGCTGCATCTGGGACTCGACCAGCGCGCGGAAATCCTGGTTCGTGGCCGGCATCGCCAGCCCGACTTTTTGCAGCGCCTGCGCCACCTGATCGGTCACGACCGCCGTCTTTTCGCTTTCCGAATAGAAGGCGTCGTAGTAGGTACTGGCGTTGGCGGCCAGCGTCTCGATGCCGCCGGAGGCGCTCATCAGCGCCGAGACGGCGCTGTCGCTCAACCCGGAAAAGCCGGCCAGGCGCTGTCCCATGATGACCAGCGCACTTTCAGTGGCGTTGATGGTGTCGACCACCTTGGCCAACTCGTCCAGCGCCGGCGCGTCGCCGAGGTCGTCCAGCAGCTTGCCGGCCCACTCGGGCAGGCCGATGCCATCCATGACGCTGCGCACCGACTTGCTGATCTCGGCCAGGTATTGCTGCTGGCCGGCGTCGCCGTCGGCGAACAGCTTGGGCGCCCATGGGCCGCTGCCGCGCGTGTCCTGCCAGTCGAGCAGCTTGGCGCCGAGGTTCTTGATCACCAGGCCGCCCCACGCGCCGTCCTTGGACGAGTCGTCGGCGAACGCGGTGGCGGCCTCGTAGCCGGCGGTCTTGCCGAACGCGGTCGCGGTGCTGTTCAGGATACTGACGACGCCGCTGGCGATGCCGGACACCCACTGCTCGGTGGCCGCGCTGGTCGCGGTTTTCTCGAAGTGCAGCGACTCGGCGGCGATGACCGACGTACCGCTGGCCGACGCGCTGGCCGCGCCGCCCGTGTGCGGCGTGCCGGAATGGTCAATGGACTTGGTGAGCGCGTAGATGGCGGCCACGCCCAGCGCGATCGGGCCCAGTGCGCCGGCCATCATGCCCAGGCCCGATGCCATGCCGGCCAGCGTGCCGGTACCCATCAGCGAGGCGCCGGCCGTCAGCGAGCCGCCCAGCGTGGTCGCGCCGGTGAGCCAGCCGGCGCCGGCCGCGAGCGATCCGGTCAGGCCGCCAGCACCGAACAGGCCTGCAGCCGCACTGCCGAGCATCGAGCCGCCTGCGCTGCTGCCGGCTGTGGCACCGGCCGTGGCACCGGCCGACGGGCCGAACGCCGCCGCGATGCCCTGCGATACCGGCGACATCACGGCCTGAATGGTCGGCCGCAGCACCATGGTGCGGAACAGGTCCTCAAGGTACTCGGCGCCGCTTTTCCCGCCGCGCATGATCTCGTCGGTCAGCGACTGGCCGATCTGCTCCGACGACCGCTTGGCGTCGGCCACCATCTGGTCGAAGGCGCGCTTGTTCGCTTCCTGCGTGTCGAGGTTGGCGAGGGCGTCGGCGCTGCGGCGCTTGGCCGCGATCAGCTGCTCGAGCGCGGTGATTTCATCCAGGGTCAGGCCGGTCGAGGCGCGCTGCGCCAGCTGCTCTTCGAGGCGCGCCAGCTGCTGGGCCTCGATCGCGGCTTTCGTCATGCCGAAGGTGGCGGCCAGCCGTTCGTTCTGCTCGGCTTCGCGCTGGGCCTCCTCGACCGACTTGGCGAGGATGCCGGAGGTGGCCGCCAGCCCTTCGGAATACGCCTTGTTGAAGCTGGCGACTTCCTCGAGGGCCTTGACGCGCGCCCTCTCGAGCTCGATGCTGGACTTCTGCTGGCCGATGTAAGTCTCGACCGTGGCGGTGTATTCGGCCAGGCTCTGCTTGCCGGCCTGGTAGCCCTTATACAGGATGGCCAGGTTCTGCTGGAAGTCGGCCGACTGGCCGTCGGCCTTGCCGTGGATCTTGTCGAGCAGGTCCTGGTAGGCCTCGGCCTCGCTCCTGGTGGCGGCGGCGGATGCCTTGGATTGCTTCTCGGCGGCCTTGCCGGCTTCGGATTTCTTGTAGGTCTCGGTGGCCAGCTTGGAGACCAAGCTGATGTACTCCTGCTCGCCGATCGCGCCCTTCTCGCGCGCGGTGGCCAGCTTGGCGAGGTCGTCGAGGTATTGCTTGTCGACGCCGAGCAGGCGCTCGCGCACCGCGACCAGGGCCTCGGTGTCGCCGACGGCGACGGCATGCGCGCCCTGCTCCTCCTTCTGCAGCTTGGCGGTCAGTTCGATGATGTCCTGCATCACCTTCGCACGCGCCTGCATCAGCTCGTAGTCGCTCTTGCTACTCGCGAATTGTCCGGTGCGGTTGTTGATGTCGTCCAGCCGCCGCGAGGCCGCCGCCATCTGATCGAGCACCGGGGCGCTGCGGTCGATCTCCTTCTTCGACATGCCGAGGTTCTGCAGCTGGATCAGCTTTTCGTTCTTGGCGATCTGCTCGTCCAGTCCCTTGACGATGCGCTGGTGCGCTTCCTCGTACGATTCGGCGGCGACCTGGCTGCCTTCCTTGGCCTTGCTGGCATACCAGGACCAGGCGGTCGCCGCAGTACCAAGAACCGCGACGATCGCGCCCAGCGGGCCACCCACCAGCCCGAGCGCGCGGGTGGCGAGACCCGCCGTGACGGCGGCGCCCGCCTGGGCAGCGCTAAGCGCTCCTGTCGCGACAGCCTCGGCCTCGCGCGCCGCTGCTATTTGGGCGCTGATCCGCACCTGCTGCTGGCCGAGGATGGCCAGTTCGGCCAGGGCGGCGCTGCGCGCGGTCTCGGCCGCGGCCAGTTCGCCGGTGGCCAGGCGCAGCGTGCGCAGGGCGAAGCTCTGGGCGCCGGCGGCGCTGGCGGCCGTGATTGCAGCTTCGGCGGCGGCGATATTGGCGTTGGCCTGCCCCAGCCGCGCGGCCATCTCCTCGCGCGCGACGACCACCGCCGCCTGGGTCGCGGCGGCCTGGGCGCCGGTGGCCTGCACCCGCGCCAGGTCGGCCTGGGCGGCGGCCAGGGTGGCGGTGCGCGAGGCCTGGTCGGCGGCGATCTTGTTGTAGGTTTCGACGGTCCAGGTCTGCAGCCACGTGGCGGCCTTGACCGCCGTGACGGTGGCCAGCGCTCCGGCTACCAGCGTCAGGTTGTTGGCCAGCAGGTTGATTCCGCCAGTCAGCAGCGCGACGGTGCCGTTGGACTGGGCGCTAATGGCCGTGAACTCGAGGACGTTGCTCTTGAGATTGGTGAAGGCGCCGCCGATGGTCTGCACCTGGGCCGCTTCCGCGCGCAGCTTTTCGAGCGCTTGCGGCAATACGTCGGCCATGATCTGGGAGGTGATCTTGCCCTCGGACGCCATCTGCTTGAGCGCGCCGACCGACACGCCCATGCCGTCGGCCAGCGCCTTCATGATGCGCGGGGCCGCGTCGTTGACGGCGTTGAATTCTTCGCCACGCAGCGCGCCGGAGGCGAACGCCTGCGACAGCTGCAGCTGGGCCGAAGCCGATTCCTCGGCGGTGGCGCCACTGACCTTGAGGCCGAGGTTGACCGCCTCGGTGATGTCGGCCACCTGCTTCTGGCTGGTGCCGAGCTCGCGGGTACCGTTGGCGATGCGGGCATACAGCACGCCGGTGCCGGCCAGGTCGGACTGGGCGGCGGCGGCGATGCGCTTGACGTCGCCGTAGGCGGCGGCGTACTCGCGCTGCGACTGGGTGGCCAGGTGCAGCTGCGAGGTGAGCTTGGCGTACTCGTCCGACTGCTGGATGATGGCGGCCAGGCCGCCGCCCAGGCCGGCGGTGGCGGCCAGGTTGCGCATCGCGCCCTGCACCATGTTCGACAGGTTGCCCATCGACTGGGCCAGGCCGTCGATCTGGCGCTGCGACGCGGCGGCGCCGTCGACGCTGACGCTGATCACTGCTCCCTGGCTTGCCGTGTAACCCATCCTGTCCCGCCCTTTCTATTGTTTCCTGGACCACTCATCGAGCGCGGCGTGCTCCATGGCCTGGATTGCCGCGAAGTACCACTGCCGTTCTTTCTTGGGTGGCGCCATGTTGTTGATGCAGATCTGCACACCCGGGTAATTGAGCCCGGTGCGCCTGCCGAAGTCCGTGTTCCACTGGGTCTGGACCGACCGCCACAAGTTGAAGGCGGCAACGTTTTCCGGCCACAGGAAGAAATCCTCTTCCAGGTCGAGCTGCACGTCCGGCTCGAGGACCAGGCCGAACGCGGCAAATGCCTGGTCCAGGTGTTCCTCGGGGGCCGGCTGTTCCGGCCCCGGGATGCGCAGCTCGCCGCGCGCCAGCTGGCGCGCTGCGGCCGTCAGGTTTTTACGCGGGCGGATACCTCTTTCAGGTAGACCGCCAGGGCGACGTCGGTAAAGCCGGGGGTGGCGTACAGCACCGCGCAGGCTTCCGGGCAGTACGGGGCCGGCTCGCCGGTCTGGTCGTCGACCACCAGCGTCTGGCCATCCCAGCCGCGGGTGATGTCGATCAGGGTCTGCTTGATGTTGGCCTGGTCGACCTGGCCCCGGTCGTTCTTGATGCGGCGGTTCCACTCGTCTTCTTCCAGGCGGTCGAAGTGGAGCTTGAACTTGTAGTTCTTGAGTACGCCCGCGTCGTTCATCGAGAACTGGACGGAGGCGACGAGGACAGCGGCGACTGCGAGTTTGAATCCCATGGTGTTTGCGTTTTGTTGTGGTTGAGGGAGAAGACTGCCGCCCGTTACTGGGTGACGATCCGCCATTCGTCGTTGCCGTTGAGCGGCACGAAGCGCACGTCGAAGCCGATCAGGCGCTTGCCGTTCTTTTCGACCAGCTTCGGGTTCAACAGCTGGGCCGCCGGCGCGAAGACGATGATTGTGTTGCCGGCAGCAAGGCCGATCTTGATCGCCAGGCTCTGGGTGGTGTTGGCCTTGACGGCCGCCATCAGCGCCACTTCCTGCGCCGGGGTCAGGTCGAGCTCGATGGAACCAGTCGAGGCGCGGTCGGTGATGTCGACCGTCTCGCTGCTCAGCATCGCGGTGTAGTTGACCTGGTTGCCGAACTTGAGCTCGAGGCCGGTGCTTGGGTAGGGCGTGCCGCCGGTCAGCGCGCCAGTGGCATAGCTGGCCCCGAGCGTGATGTCGACCACGTTGGCCTTGGTCATCGCGACCGGTTTCTTCCAGGGCGTGAAGGTGCCGGTGTCGGCTGCCGCGCTGATGCCGCCGTCCAGGCCGACCCAGTCGAACTTAAGCACGGGACGCTCGCCGACCTTGGCCGAAAGCGTGACGTCGCCCATGCAGTCGAGCAGCTTGTGCAGCACGCCGTCGTCGTAGTAGTACTGGGTCAGCGACTTGAGTCCGGTCGAGACCGGCGTGTACTCGACCCGCGCCGGCGTGGTGAGCAGGCCTTCGCCGACCGCGCAGCCCTGCAGCAGCTTGCCCCAGGCCGGCGCGGTGGCGGCGGTGCCGGAGCCGGCCAGCTCGACCGTGTAGCTGAGCTTGACGCTGCCAGGGCCGACCAGTTGCTCGCTGCCGCCGAAGAAGCCGCGGATCAGGTTGCGGTCGATGTTCTGGGCGTCGAGCGGGGTCAGGCTCATGTCCGAGACCAGCACCGCGTTGGCGGCGCCGGTGGGCAGCGCGTCGGTGCCGAGCGAAGCCTGGATGGCGGCGACGATCAGCGTGTTCTTGAGGTAGCGGGACATCGATTACTCCTGCTCGGCCGGCTGCTCGGCAGCCGGTGCTTCGATCGGGGCAGCTGCGCCTGCCACTGCAGCCGGCTCTGCGGCCGGGGCCGGGTCGTTCGAGACCCAGTCCCACAGGTCTTCGTCGAAATGCCAGGAGCCGCCGCCCGGGAGCGGCGGAATCTCGCGTTGCGGCTGTGCCGCGTCAGTTGGTTGGTTCATGCGTTACTCCAGGGTTGAGTTTTGGGTGCGGTGCTCCACTGGATAGGTCAAACAGACCCATCCGGTTTTCTCGCCTTCGGCCGAGTAATCGGCCTCGATCATCGGCTCGCCGATGTCGTCGACCAGGCCGCCGAGCGTCCGGTCAGCCGCGATCCGGTCGAAGACGCCGAGCAACAGCGGATCCATTGCCTCGTCGCTTCCAACCGTGACGCTGCCGCGCGCCAGGCATTCGATGCTGAACTTCGACACCCAGTCGATAGGCGCCCCGGCGATCACACTGGCCGACGGCAGCGCGCCGTTGAACTGGACATTGATCGCGGTTGCAGCCTTCTCGGGCACTACGCGGCTGCGCGCCCGGTAGACGACTTCCGCCAGCGGCGGGTCGGCACGGAGCATTTCGACCAGGGCGGCAGTGATCTTGGAGAACGCGCTCGTACGCATCACGCCTTCTCCAGAAGAAGCGCGACCAGGCCAGTGCCGTCAGGTTCCATTGCTTCGACGCTAAACTGCTCACCGGTCTTGCCCAAAGCCAGCAGCTTGCCCTCGCAATCAGCAGGCACGGCACTGGCCGGCAAGAGGTAGACCGGCCGGGACGACGCCAGCCCAATCCCCTGGTTCGTGCTGACGTATGCCGCCTCGTAGATACCCGTCACCGGGGCATCATCGAGCGTGTCGCCTTCCCCGGCGAATTCGCCGGGGACGAAGAAGGGGGTCAGGTCGTCGCCGATCATGGGATTCAGGCTGCCGTCTGCTCGCCGCTGTCCTGCTCGCGCTTGCCGCCGAGCGGCTCGGCCGCGCCGGCGTCGATCAGCTGCTGCGCCGCGTCGTCGTCGAGATTGAGGACGGCGCCCGGCTTGAGCGCCTTGCCGTCGTGCTGGACCGGCTCGATGGTGCGAATTTTCATTTTCTTCTATCCTTTTATGAGGGACGGGGCGGCGCCGCTTACGCGACCGCGTTGACGATCAGGTAGCCGGCATCGACGCCGGCGATCACCGGCGCCACCTCGTCGGTGACCGGGTAGACCCAGCTCTTCTCGTTGCGCGCGTAGTAGGGTTCTTCGACGATCGGGTAGCCACCCAGCTGGTAGGTGTAGCCGTACGACGGCTTGCCCTGTTCGGCCATGGTGCCGACCTCGGTGTAGGCGAGCACCACGTCCTTGCCCCAGACGTCGGTGAAGGTGCCGGCGTCGTCGGCGTAGACGGCGTCGCCGACCAGCACCTTGTCCAAACCGAACAGTGCGGCCAGCAGTTCCGGCGTGGCGACGTCGCGGCCGGTGTACTTGATGCGGTCGACGATCTTCGGGTGCTGCTTGAGGGCGGAAAACACCTTGGCGCCGATGATGGCGGTGTTCGGGCGCTTGCCGATCTTGGCGCGCACTGCTTCCTTGCCCGCTTCGACGACGGCGACCGGGTCGCTGATGCCGGAATAGTCGCTCCACTGGGAGGTGCCGGACAGGACGACCTTGTTGTTGGCGTTGTAGGCGGACGCCAGGCGGGCCGCGTCGGCCTGGGCCTTTTCCAGGCGCAGCGCGATGATGTTCTGGGTCTTGTTAATCGTCGTCACGCTCAGGTCGATGCCGGGCACCGCCGACGCTTCCTGCATGGTTTCGATCGGCAGAAGGCCTTCCAGGCTGTGGCTTTCGAGCGCATACGGCGCGCCGAAGTAGCCGAAGGTCACGCGCTTGGTGTTCTGCCCCGGCGAACGGCCGGTGGCGTACAGCATGAAGTCTTCCTTGCCGAAGGTGACGATCTTGCCGCCGCGCGCGACCACCGGCACTTTGGGAAACAGCGCGGCGCCGACAAACTCGGCGTTCTTGTAGCCTTGCGCGGCGGCGGTCAGCACCGGATCGATGATCCGGGCCTGGGAGTTGTTCAGCATGGTGGTTCCTTGAGGTGAGATTGTTAGGGACCGATCAGTTCGGGTAGAACTGGAGTTCGATCAGCTGGCCGGCTGCGCCTGCGGCGCTGAGGGCGCGCCCCACCGCCGTGCCGGCAGCTTTCGGAACCACCCGGCCCAGCGCGTCGAGCTCCACCAGCGAGTCGACGGCGACGGCGGCGCCGGCCTCGGCGACCACAGTGCCGAGGGCGCCGACCGAGACGCGCTCGCCGATGGCGGCGGGATAGTCGGTGAACCCGAGGCAGCGGCCGCCGGCGGCAGGCACGGCGCCGGCGCCGGTGACGGCGCGGGACTGAACCAGGGCAGCGGTCGCCACCACGGACAGGGTCAAGAGTTTGATTGCGGCTACTGCCATGATGTTTTCCTTGTAAAGGGGTGAGGGTTGGGGCGGCGCTTATTTGTGCGCTTATTTGCCGCCGACGGCCTTGAAGGCGGCCACGTAGCTGACGCCGGGGTTGGCCGCCATGTGCTTGACCGCGGCCTCGTGCAGCTCGGTGCGCGACTTCTCGCCGCCCGCTGCGCCCGGCTCCACCGCGGGCGGCGCGGCCAGCTGCAGCGCTGCCGGCGCATCGGCCGCCAACGCTGCGGCGTGCCCGGCGCGCTTTTGCTTTTCGGCGGCCAGCACGGCTACTGCCGCATCGCCAGGCGAGGTTTTGCCATCGAACTTGAGCGACAGGATCAGCGCTTCGTGGCCCGGGATCTGCTGCGCTTCGACGCCCTGGATGCGTTCCCGCTCGGCCTTGACGGCCAGGTCGATGGCGGATTGCGTGGCACTGTTGGCGGCGGCCAGTTGGGCCGTGAGTTCGGCGACGCGCGCCGTCAATTGTTCAATGGTCATTTCGGAGCCTTGTGTGGTTGGGGATGGGGCGGATGGGGCGCTGAAGAACTGGGCGTCGGTTTTGGAATCGGCGCCGAGGGTGACGATCGATGTTTCGCGCACGTAGCCGTTCTGCAGGATGGCCACCGGACCGGTGACGACCTTGCCATTCACCGTGAACGACGAACCGGAGGAGATCCACAGTTCGTTGTATTCGTACAGGCCTACCGACATCTGGTAGGGCGCGCCGCGCTGCGCGCGCAACGCGATCTGCTCGGCGCCCGATCCCGCGATGTCGGAAAACAGCTTGCCGCCGACCGTCAGGCTGGTGCCGTCGTTGGTGATCTGGTCGATCACGCCGATGATTTCGGAGCGGTCGTGCTCTGCCAGCAGCGGCATGGTGGCGTCGCAGCGGGTGGTGGCCAGGTCGATGATCACGCCGTAACTGCGGGCCAGCCCGCCCGAATACGCAGTGCCCGAGAACTGGGCCGGCAGCGCACCGTCCGCGGCGGCCAGCTGCAGCGGCGCGGTGAGCGTGATGTGCGATGGATTTTTCATGCGCCAAGTCTAGCGAGCTCAGCCATATCAAAATAGGGCAAATCCGGACGACTTTTTCCGGGCGGCACGTTTGCGCATGCGCAAAAAAGCCCGCGCGCGGCGGGCCGATGGGTGCGTGAGCAGCTGCAGTGTCTACTTGATCTTCAGGTACACGGTGCACACGATGGTTCGTCCGCCCACCGTGACGATGGTGCAGCTGAGCGGCACGGTGGTCCCCGGGGTGCCACCCTCGACCCAGGCCACCACGATGGTGGGCGATGGCGACTCGCCCGGCAACGGATCGACCGCCGCACCTGGCGCCGTGAACGAGACCGGGGCCGGCACCGCTGCCGACACCGGCGCGATCGCGTCGCCCAAGGCGGCCAGGTGCCTGGTGAAGTCGAACGGGTAGTCGAGGCGCGCGCCGGCCGGCTTGTCGATGTTGGCGTGGCCGTAGATGTCGACGGTGTAGGTTTTGATGATCATGCTCGGCTCACAGGATAAAGCAACGGTTTTCCAGGGGCACCTGGTACAGACGCGATTGCGGAGGCACCACGAACGTCCGTTCCACCGACAGGTGCACGGTCACTGGCACGACGGTCAGCGCGGCGTTGCCGGCGCTGCGCGACGATGCGACGGCGGCCAGGGCGACGGCAGTCGACAGGGCCGCGGCGGCGGACGTGGAGGCGGCCGCGATCGCGGTCAGGGCGAGCTGCGTGCTCAGCGCGGCTGCGCCGGATGCGTTCGAGACAGCCGACGCCGCCAGCCGGACGGCGCTGGACAGGGCAACGCCAGCGCTGGCCGGGGCCTGCGCCGCTGCGCCAAGCGACACCGCGGTAGTCAGCACCGCCACGGCGCTCGAGCTGGTGCTCGAGCTGGCCGCCCACACTGCGCCAACCGTGAGGCTGGCGGATCCGGACGAGGCCGAGCGTGCATCGGCCGCGAGCGGGATCTGGGTGGCGAGCGCGGCGCCGGCGCTGGTGGCGCTGGCCGCACCGGCGCCGAGGGCGAGCTGGGTTGCCAGCGTCGACGCTGCACTGGAGCCGGCCTGGCTGGCGGCGGCCAGCGCGACCTGGGTGCTCAGGCTGGCCGAGGCGCTCGACTGCGCGAGGCCGGCGCTGCTCAGCGCGGTGGCGCCGGCGGTCAGGGTTGCGCTTGCGCTGCTGGGCGCGGCGGCGCTGGACGACAGCGCGATCTGCGTCGCCAGGACAGCAGTGCCGGCCGCAGCACTGGCGGCGCTGGCGGCAAGCACAATCGGGCTCGATGCGGACAGCGGCAGTATCATCGGCGGCGCGGCGAACAGCTGCCACGGATTGGCGCTGATGGCCGCGACTTCCGCCGGAGAGAGCGCCCGGTTCCAGACATAGGCGACGTACAGGGTGCCGGCCGTCGAGTTGCCGCCGTTCCAGGTCTGGCTGGAGACCGGTAGGTTCAGCTGCGAAACGTTGCCGGTCTGCGTCGCGCTGCTGGTCAGTCTGCCGCTGTCATAGAACTTGAGGTTGTTCGCGCCGGCCCCGGCGGCGTAGGTGGCCGCGTAGACCCGCGTCGCGCCCGCCGTCAGTGGCGTACCGGTGGTGGCGGCCCCGGCGCCGCCCGTATTCTTGAGGAAGAACTGCGCGGTGTCGCCGAAGTACATTCCCCAGTTGTAATCGGAGCCGGCACTGGCGAACAGGAAGTCGTTGCCTGCGGCCACTGCGGTGCTGGTGTACAGGATCAGGACCGTCAGTTCGGCCGTGATCTGGTTCTGCAGCCCGTCATTGACCTGCGCCCTGCCGGTGGCAAGCGTGTGCGCCAGGCCGCGTCCGGCAACTGCGGCGCCCCAGGTGCCACCACCACTAGCGCCCAGAGTCCACGGCGCCCCGCCGCTGACCGCGTCGACGCCTTTGTGGCCGAAGTGGTAGGCACGGAGCAGCCCGCGGGCAAGGCTGTTCGACCAGTCGATCCTGGCCACCTGCTGGGGTTGCGCCGTGGCGAGGCGACGCGGCAGAAACAGCGGCGCACCCATGCGTTACGAGTACGAGGTTTCGGTGTAAGTGGCGGTCACGGTCGCCCCGAGCGCGGTACCGGCGTCGTTGACCAGCACGATGCCCCACTTGCGCGGAACGCAGCCAAAGCGACCCGTCACCTCGAACGTTTCGCGGATGGTCACAGCGTTCGCGCCCTGGTTCAGCTGCACCGTACCGAGAAAGGTCAAGTTCGACGGCGAACCGAGCGCCGTCAGCGCCTTGTCGGTGCCATCGACGTTGTCCACCGTGCCCGATGCGCCGTTGTAGGTGGCGCCGTCCTCGCTCATGTAGCCGTACACGCTGACCTGCTTGTTGCCGGTCGGGGCGACCGCAGTCGTCTGCACGCTGACCGTCAGCATAATGGCGGTGACGTTCCTGGTGGTGTCGGTCGTGACCGCCGCCGAGGCGCGCGCCGCTGCCGCTGCCAGCGCGCCGGCCGTGATGGCCAGCGCAGTGGATGGTCCGAAATTGATGGCCATTAGATTGCTCCGATTACGTCGTCAATGGTCGCCGGCGGCAGGCCCAGCACCTCCATGCGCGAGGCCGGCTGCAGCGCCCGCAGCAGCAGGTCGTCGCGCTGGGCGGCGGTGCAGATGCCGGTGGCGACCCAGGCGGCCAGCATTTGCTGCACGTCGGGGCGCTCGACATGGATGTCGACCCCCGAGGACAGCGTTTCACGCAGCACCAGGCAGGAGGCGCGGCACGGATGCGCGGCGTTGGCCGCCGCGTCGACGATGGCGGCATACGGGCCGGTCGCCGCCCACGCCTGCGCGGTGGTCGACTTGATCGGCTTGACCATGCTTTCCGTCGGCGCGTTCAACAGATCGGCCACGGTGCCGGGCGAGTCCGGCAGGTGGGCAGCGTAGCCCTTGCCGCTCGGGTCGTTGGTCAGCTCGTCGCGCAGGTTCATGCTCAGTCGCCCAGCTTGTCGGTCCAGGCGCCGGCCGCGATGCTGGGCGCCGGGTCGCCGTTATTGATGCTCTTCGGCGCGCTCAGCAGGCTCCAGTGCCAGCAGTTGCCGCCGCCGGCGGCGTCGAACACGGCGACACCGACGACCGCGCCTCCGGCCGGGTGCCATTGGGCGGTCGGGGCCGGGAAGGTGATGGCGCCGTTGTTCGAGGTCTGGCCGCCGCTGCCGCTCGAGGCGACGATGCTGCCGGCGGCCTGGGTGCCGGCGAAGTTGGCCAGCGCCGCCGCCACCGCGACCCGGGCGTAGGCGCCGCCGGCGACTTCGGTCACGGCGGTGCCGGCGCCGAGGGCGGCGGTCTGCTCGGTGAAGGTGGCCGCGCCGTCGACGATCGCTTCGCCCGCCGCGCCGGTGTAGCCCGGCAGGGCGGCGGCGGCGGCGCCGGCGGCGGTGCATTTGTAGAACGCGTACTTGGCGCCGATCTTGACCACGATGGTGTCGTTGAGCGCGTAGGCGGCCAAGTTGGTGCGCTCGCCGCGGCTGGCGGTGATCAAGGCGAAGTACCAGCTGGCGGGGGCGCCCAGCGCCTGGCCGCGCCACAGCGCATCCTGGAGCTTGTTTTGTGCGTAATCGGTTATGCCTGACATGATTTCCTCTTCGGTTGTTGAATAAACGCCTACTCGGCCGGCGCGGGCGCCGGCTGCGGCGTGGCCGGCGTCCCGGCTGGCGGGAAGTAGATGCCGGCCGCCTTTTCGGCGTTGATCTCGCGCACCCGCTGTTCGTGCTTGGTCTGCCAGTCGACGCCGTCGTGCAAAATGCTCTCGGCCTGCTTGGTGCTGATCCCCAGGTCGACCCGTTTCTGCGCGGCGTCGACTTCTTTCGATGGATCGATGCTGCCGGGGCCGTCGCCGGTCCAGATCGCGCCGCACCAGGCCGCGCGCACCATCTCATCGGCGAAAAAGCCCGGCGCATCGATGCGGCCTTCGGCCACTTCGTCGGCCAGCCACAGCTCGAACACCGGCTGGCACAGGTAGGTGGCGAGCATGTCACGGCGGCTGCGAAAGGCCTTCCAGGCCATCAGCAACGCGGCCCTGGCGGCGGAATACGACGATTGGAAGTGCATGGTGAGCACTTCGAACGGCATTTCCAGCGCCATGCCGATCGCGCGCACCATGGCGCTCCAGAACGGGTCGAATGCCGGGTTGGGCCGGCCCGGCGTCGGGCTGTCGATGCTTTCGCCCGGCAGCAGATTGATCGACTGGCCCGATTCGATCTCGCCGGACCAGCCGGCCGCCTTCTTCACCATCTCGACCTTGGCGTCGTCGTCGTACAGGTCCTCGAACGCGTCCGGGTCCATCTTGATGAAGGTCGCATTCAGGCCCGAGACGACGGCCGCATGCAGCTCGGCGTCGGTCCAGCGGCCGAGCTGCTTGAGCGGCTCGATGATCGGGGCGATCCACGGCACGCCGCGCAGCTGGCCCGGGCGCAGCGGCTTGAACAGGTGCAGCACGTTGCGGCGGCCGGTCCTTGCGCCGCGCACCACGACCCGGTCCCATTCGTTGGCGCCGGCCAGGTGGTCGCCGGGGTGGCGGCGCGCGACGTGCACCGCCAGCGTTTCGCCGGTGACCTGGTCGACCTCGATGCCGGCGGTGATGGCCAGCGTGTCCATGGCGTTTTTCGGGTTGCAGACGCGGTCCGCTTCGACCAGCTGCAGCGCGAGTTTCTTCTGGGTCGAGCCAAGCCGCTCGACGCGCGGCGTCAGCGCGAACGTATCGCCGCTTTCGAGCATCGAGCGGAACGCCAGGTCCTGAATCCCGTAGAAATTGAGGCGGCGCCCGACGTCGCAATCGACCGATCCGGCCCAGATATTGAAGCGCCGCTGCGTGTTTTCCTGCCATTGCTCGGCCTGGTCATCCGTCAGGCCGAGAAATTCGGCATCGATCGCGGGAGTGTAGGTGAGCCCGGTGCCGACCACGTGCGATACCGACGTATTGACGGCGCCCAGCGCGACCGGCGTGTTGCGCAGCTGGTCGCGCGAGCGCGCGCGCAGGGTTTGCAGGTCCGGGATCTGGTCGGCGTTGGCGCTGCCGGCTCGTGGCAGGTAGCGCCCCAGCGCGGCGCGATCGATGCGCGCCCCGGCGTAGCCAGAGCCGCCGCCGACCGCCGAGAGTGCCAACGCAGAGCGGGCCTTCTGGCGCGCCATGGCCCGTGCTTTCAGGGTGGGCGTGGAGTTCGTCTTCATGGCGGTGCCGTTCAGCCGCCGGGCACGATGGTGCGCGCGCGCGAGCGGCCACGCTGCAGGCCCGACAGGCGGCGCACGTGGCCATTCCATTCCTCGCGCCCCTCCTTCACCCAGCGCAGGTCGGCGCGGGTGAGCTTGCGGCCGGCGATTTCGTAGCTCTGGCCACCCAGCACCGCCACTTCGGCGGCGATGTAGGTGTCGAGCATGGTTTGGGCTTGTTCGAGGGTGATGCCGGACATGGGTTTCCTTCCTGTTTGCGCCAGTGTAGGGGCGCGCTGATGGCAAAAATAGGGCAAATCCGGACGAGGTCGGCGTGCCCGCGGCGATCAGGGTCGGCGCTTCATCAGCTCGTAGAGTGCGGTGCGGCCAATCTTGAATTTCTTGGTGATTTCCTCGGTGCTCATGTCCGTCAACCCGGCCTGGTAGATTTTTTCGCGCTGCGCTGCCGACGGGTGGCGCTTTTTTTTCGGGATGAACAGGCGCTGCCCCCCGAACTGGGCGCGCACGGCGCGCTCGATCGCTTCGGCGGCTTCGTCGGGCAGGCCGGCGGCACGGCATTCGAGCAGGATCACGCCGATGATGTCGAGCGAGAGCTCGTCGGCGTCGACCGGCTTCATCGGGCACCCCGGCGCAGGCCGGACAGCGAGATGCGGCCACCGACGACCGCGCGCGGGGCCGCTGCGGGGGCCGGTGCGGCGGTTGGCGACGCAACGGCGGCGCGCTCGGCCTGCGCTGGCGATGCGGGGGACGCTGCTGCCGGTCCCGGGGACGCCGGTGACAGCGCAGGGACGGGCGCGGCCAGCGCTTCCTTGAACAAGTCGCGGTTGGGCGGACAGAGTTTGTCGCGCCGCGCTTGCCAGTAGCCCTCGGATTTCCGGTTCAGCCCGAGATGGTAGGCGGCGGCCAGGTTGTACACCATCAGGTCGAGCGCCTCGTTGCGGTCGCTGGCCTTCTTTTCCCAGACGCTGGTCTTGCGCCCGCGCTTGTAGAGGGTGATCCGGTATTCGGCGGTCAGCTGCTTGTAGTAGTCTTCCTGCAGGTCGCTCGAGAAGTGGACCGCGCCATGGCCGGCCACCCGTTGCCACCGGCTGGTCAGGTAATCCTTCGCGGTGTCGGTTCCGATGAACCACAGCTGGCCGCCGCGCTTTTCAACCTTGCCGCGGTGATTGATGTCGACGATGGTCGGCTTGGTGCAGATGATCGGCCGGGCCGGGCGCGACTCGCCCTTGATGGCAAACACGCCGCGGCGCCGGCGCGTGTAGGTGAAGTTGTAGACGTCCTGGGTGTGGTTGCCGCCGCTGTCGACGAAGGTCGCCTGGATGTCCATCATTTCACCGTAGGCGTGCCGGTAGCGTGTACCGATAAGTTCGTCGGCGCGGCGCCAGGTCACATCCTCGGATGGCGAGCCGTGGATGATCTGGTAGTCGACGATCCAGCACTCCATGCCCTCGCCCCAGGCCACCACCTTGAACTCGAGGCGGTCGTTCTGGGTGTCGA